AAAAGTGGTAATTAAATAGACTATAACACTACTATTATACTATCTAAACCAGTCAAAGTCAAGACAAAAAAAAGCCCACTACGTGAGTGGGCTTATAACGCACGGAGCGTTTGAGTAAGTGCTAAGGTAATATAAAAACAAAATGGCAATTTTATTTTAGGAGTGCGTTGTCAGATAACGCATACATTTATATTACTTGTAGAAAGTAAAGTGACAGCCTTACTTGCTCTTACAGTTGTATTTAGTTGTTCTGCGTAAATTATGGTAAAAAGCGGTTAGTTCTTGTGATGTGCTGTCAAATTTGCCTGTTTCTTCACTAAGAAATAGTTTGCACACCCTACATTGTCTTCTCCAATGCACATATGGAGTTAGATGTCTTTTTAGTGTTACCACACGCATTTCTTTTTCAATTTGTAGATCACAATCGTCGCAAGGTGCTGGAATAGGACGTATGCCCACAACTTCAGGCTGACCACCATTGTGCGTAGAAGTTATGTATTCTAAACGATCTTGTATTTCTTTTGGTATGCCCTTGTCCATACTACTATTTAAAGGACCTAAACTTTTGGATGGGTTAAACTGGCATTGAACTTATAATTGTTGCAACAGCGCCTACTAGAGCAACAACAACGGTGCTTACCGCAACGATCATAGCCTTGACTAATCCTTTGTTGCCTTTGATAATACCTTGATGTAATTCACTTACTGCTGTTTCAACTTTTTCTAAACGGTCATTCAATTGTGCATACCTTATGGCACACAAATCAACGTGTGCTTCTAAATGGGCTCGCTCGTATTCTGTAGTATCAGGCATTACGTGGCGCTAATAGTTGCACCAAGTGCTACTACCTTCCAATTTGTTCCGTCATATACACCCAAGCATAATGCGCCTGCGTTGCCATTTGAAACCATTGCAACATCACCTTCTGTGTTAGTGCTTAGTGCATTTACTTGTGCTGTTGTTAGTGAACTAAGACGTAGAACGTTTTGAATGTTTACTACGCCGTTGGTTGGATTAAAAGTTTGTGTGCCTGTTGCCGTTATAGTGTTGGGCAATTTAGCGGCTGTGATCTTGCCACTTGCATTTGCTACAACAACGCCATTTGCGCCATTTGCATCTGCAATAATTGAGTTGAGACTGGTTACAGCATCAAACAAATCTGAACGTGCCAATGATGGATCGTCGCTCGCTGAATCTAAGTTAGTTGTGCCAATTTGACTTGTTGGAAATGCCATATTTTACCTCTCTCTGTTTATATTTATTTGATTTCATAAAATACCCCTATCTAACGAGGATATTTCCTTGTGTATCGCAATACTGTTCTGGTAATACTGCTAATTTTATGTCAAAGACAGAATTAGTGTAAATGCCTTCATATGTGGCAAAACTTACTTTTGGTATAAGTCTATCTTTTTCTGCTATATTTGCAAACACTGGTGGTGCTGTTTCTACATAATCTGGTGCAACATAATCAACTGTAAAATACCCACCTGGTTGATGAGGCTGAATGAACATTGAGACCACCTTTGATGCCTTCCTTGGCAATACAAGTTCTTTGGCTTGTAATCCACCGTTCAAATCTGCTGAATTGATATCTGTAAGCACAATTTCTAATCTTTCTGATGTTGCTGTTGCTGAAATATCTGAAATACTAGGTGGTCCACTTGCGGCATCATAATCTACAGTTACAAGAACAACCACATACTGTCCATAAAACCCTTCTATGTTTGTGTCGCCAGGTGTAATTGTAGTAGATGTTTCTTCACCTGCAAAAGACCCTGTTTGACTTACATATACAGTATATTCACTGACTGTGCCTATGGCTGTTGTTGACACTTGTAGGTTAAAATACTGTGAACTTTCTAGGTCTAGTTGTTCTGATAACCAAGTTAATTGTGCCGCAGGCTCACCACTCCAATTATTCCAGGCATCCCAAGTGGTTAGATCGCTCCAATCACTGGTGCTAGGTGCTTCAATTAAGTTAGTGGTTAAATTAAATATGCCGTTGTAGGTAGGTAGTGCCATTATAATCTCCCTGGTGAAACACTAGTCAGTGTAAATGATGTAAATGCTTTTCTGTTCCACAATCTAGCACTATCTGCTAATGGCGCTATTGCTTGGTCTAAATTCTTTTCTAAAACAGTAGGATATACACTTAGGGTAAGTGGATCAATTTCTGTAATTCTATCACCTGGGTTTGGAATAAACACACCTTGTCTTGTTCCATTAAATGTTGCTGAAATAGGAGGCAATCTAAGTGCTATACTTGATTCTCCACCTGAGGTTTGAGCAACAGCAACATATTCAAAATTTTCACCAGTAAAGCCATCTACCCATCCAGGAAACCTTCTCAATTGATTGCTGTTTGAGACAGCCTTTGCAGGATCAAAATAACCATTATATTCTTGCTGACTTAGTGGATATTTTAGATGTGCTGTTACTGTTCCACCTGAGTTGGTAGTTGTAACTTGCACTTTCTCCCATCTGCCAGCACCTAGTTTGTTTAGAGTGTAACCACCATATGAGTTGTTTGGTTTGTAGTATCTGCGATATACATTTAATTGTGTATATCCTCCAATGTGTGCGTGACTAAACACTAATTTGAAATAACCATTTGGACCATTAAAGTTGCTCTTTGGTATGTTTAGACTCCACTCTTCTACGTTTATTCTAGGATTCGCAGGAGCAGGAAACGGCTTGTCTACTTCTACAAGAGCATCTGCTGTTGTTAATAGTTTAAAGTTATACTTTTCTTTAAAGTTAGGTGGAAAGCCGTTGCTTGGTATGTCAGCGCCTTGTTGTCTATCTGTGATATAACTTGCACCTAACCAACTAAACTTTGCTTCTTCTCTTGAACTACCATTCCAATACAAAGGTGTAATTACAACTTCATATTCATCTTCATATGTAATAGGTATTCTATCAAACCATAAACCTTCTGCGGTAAGTCCAGTCTTTGTAATAACAGTTTCTTCAAACTCTGGATCAGTGCCTGGCTCAATTATTCTTGTTCTTACTTTTATGCCTGCCCAATCTAACAAGAAACTTGAATCTGGTGGTGATAAAAACAATCTAATATTTGGATTGTCATAGTCTGGAAATAGCGTATGCACTCCAACTGTGATCAAATCTTTTGTGCTTGGTGCATTTGGATCTGCCAACACAATATTAACAGCGGTGTGATCCTCTGTTCTTGTTGCCGCACCATATGTAGGATCAAAGTCATAAAAACCAAACGCATTGACTTCTACTTTTAAGCCCTCAAATCTTACTTGTTTTACACTTTCCTTGCCATCCTTGTATGTAAGCCTAAGAATGAAATCATAGTGCTGTTGATCATTTGTTGGTGATGAAGGATATATTGGATTTCCAAACACGCTCATTGTTACTGTGTTTGCTGTGCCTGGCACATAATCATTTTGAGTTGTGCCAAATAGAAACTCTTGATAATTCCAAACCGTTGCAATAGTTGGTTTGTAATATATTTTTACACCATTAACATCAAAGTTGATTGGATCATTATATATTTCTTGTGTTAGTGTAAAGTCAATTTCCCTTGGTGACTTAGGTGTGCCCCCGCTAAGTTGTGTTCTTGCTTCAATTTTAGAGAACGTGTTGTCTCTGTCTGTTGTAGTGCCTACTTCAGGTGGTGTCCAACCTGGACCTACTGTTTCTATAAAGTCTTTAGGCTCACTAGTGTCAACTGCCGCACCTGGTGTTAGAAATACTGAGTTTATTTTAGTAGAATATTCTCCACTACCATATTTTACTCTTGTTCTAACTGTGATACTTGAACGTGAATTAGCCGCAAAAGGACCTAATTTGAAACTTGCTGTTTCGCCAGGACCTGGACGATCTTTAACTTCTAAATATCTCCAAGGTTCATCTCTACCTTGTCTTTGGTAATAAACTTGTAGGCAAAGATATGCTGGATTCTGTGGCTGACGGAAATAAATGTCAGCATATACTAGGTCACCTTCAGCAGAGTAATCAATAACTGTAATATCTGCAATATCTGTAAGTGGCAATGGTTCAGGCACTACTACTGGTGGATTTGTAGGTGGTTCACCTGGTGGTGGTGGATCACTTGGTGGATCTGTAATTCCAGGATCATCTGGAGGTGTAACAATTGGCGGATCTTGTATTGGATCATCTGGTGTTCCTGTAGTTCCGTCAATTCTTAAAACATTATTTTGTCTAGCACTCAAACTACCAAACGCACTAGTATTTTGAACTTGAACATCATATGGTTGATTGGAACTATCCATTGAAGCAATAGTTTGTATTACTACTTCACTGGTGCTGTTTAATGATGTTGAGTTTGGTGTATATTGTGTGCCATCATCGCCAATGAATACTGCACTTAGACCTGTTTGAAAGTTTATGCCTGATACTGTAACTGCATTTATACCTGGTGATCCAAACGTCTGTGGTGAAACACCAGTTATGCTTGGCGGTAAATGAACAATAGGAACAACTCCATTAGTAGGCGGAACAAGTCCAATTGGAATAGTAGTGTCAAACTCAGGATAGATAATTGATGCGCCTCTTGGTGTATAGGTAGGCAATACAATATCTTCTTCACCAACTCTTGTGTGTGGATATATTGAGTCTGGGTTTCTAACACACGCCAATGCCACGCTCATATCGTTGTTGTATTTGATTGAAACAATACGCCAAGGTGTTGTGCCAAAGTTCAACATATGACTTTGTATTCTAATGTTGTCACCAACTTCTAATTCAAGACCTTGTGAAGTTACTGTTAGTGCGGCACTTTCTTGATAACGTGATTTATTAAAAATTAGTTTAGCCATATCTTTTGCAATGGCATAGTTTGTAAGAGCGCCAAATGTTGCGTCAAGTTTGTTTACACGCCCACCGTCTTTGTTAATGTATGTTTGTCTCTCTGCTTCAGTCTCAGGATACACAACCGTATCATTTGACCATTTGTTGTCTGGGTTGACGTAGGTTATACTTACTTGGTTATATTTTGATCCTGCTTCAACAGCACCATAAGTAATATCTCCAACTATGTTGTCTTTGTCAAATGTTGCCACAATGGTTGCCACACCGCTGGTAATATCTGTGTCATTGCCAGCGTCTTCTACTCTTAATTTGAATTTACCTTGTATGTAAGGCATATATGCTCTACAGTTGGGTAACATTGTTTTGATGTTGTTGAATATAGTGTTGCCAGTGTTTACTACAAAGTTAAATGTGTGTATTGGTCCACTAATACCACTTACATATTCTACTACTGTGTTGAATTTGGCTGATGTTGCTTGCCAACTAGCCCAATCAATATCGTCATTAACAAGTCCTTTACCATAACGCGGATTACGTAGGTAATCTAAAATACATTCTGCAGGGTTTGTTGAATATCTTGTTGGTGCGTTTGCGTAGGTGTAATTTTGTGGTGTGCCTGTAAGTGCGGCAACCTTTTTACCTAGTATGCAGGCTTTTAAATCTGGTATGCTTCCACTAAATGGATTTGCTTCTGAATCTTCATTTGTTTCTATTTTCTTCCAATAGTAACGTGCAAACACCACAGCCATACCATTGTATACCATTGAGTTTTTCCAACTAGGTGCATCACTACAAATACTCCAAGTGCCAAGATTACTTACGCTTGGGTCTGAATTGTAAATGCCGTGACTGAATTGTAATTGCACTCTGCCTGCGTATTTGCCAGTGGTTATGTCTACAGTTTGTCCATTGTTTAATTGTCTAATAATTGTTTCTGGTAATTGATTGTCATCAAGAAACATTTCACGTAGGCCTTCAATTGTGCCTTCACTCAGCACATATGCAACCCAAAGATATTGATTGTTTGTGCTTCCTGTTTCTGCAAATGTTATTGCTCCGCCAACTTTACGATATCCATATACTACAGGTATTGCTGTTTCACTGCCTTGACGTGTAAGTTGCACACCTTGTTGACGATCCGCTTCTGCTTGTGCATCTGGTGCATCATATCCCCCAAATAATCCTAGGAATGGTTGTGTAACAAAACTAACAACACTTGATACTACCTTAACAACGGCTTTGACTACACCTTTGACTGCCTTAACTACACCTTTGACAACCTTTTTAATGGCTCTAACTATACCACTCATAGTTCAATCTCCTTTGTCATAAAGCATCCATCTTTGAATCCAATACTTGAATATACACGTTTACTTCTTTCTGGATCAATACCAATGTCACCTGCGGTTATGCTAGATGCATCCATACTAATTGCCCATTCTTCAACTGAACCTACTAATTTACGAAACACATCCATTGAACGCTTTTCTTTAAGCACAAAGATCATTTCAATGTGTGCATACAGTATGTCAAAGTTCCAAGGTGCTTGTGTAAGAGCGCCACTTATAAAGCCCACAGGACGTCCGTTGTCCATTAAACTAAACCAACACGCATCTGGAGCAATAACACGACTTCTAATACTCTCTATAACTGAGTTTTCATCATATTGTGCACCTAGTGCTGGATTTGTTTCACTGGCTTCATCAGCATATTGACGAAATAGATTTACATTTAGATCTATTTCTTCTGGACGCATTGTTCTTACAATCATTCGTTTCTACCCCATAAAAATTCTGTGTTGCCCACGTAACCAGCCTTTTCCATTGCTGTGTCGTATTTGACACCTTGCAATAACCAATTACTCCAATTGTTAGTTCTACGCCCTGCTAGTCTTTCAAAGTCTGCAAACTTGCTTGAACATTCTACGGTGATTGCACAAGTTGCTGAACTTTCTTGTATGCCTACATTGTATATCACACCATCATACATTAGTATAGGTGATGAAACAATTTGTAAATCTGTGGTGCTTAAAAATGCCTTATAGACACACACTCTTTTTAGTTCTGGTTCTTTGTTTACAAATCTATCAATGTAGCCACTAGGTAGCCCTGACAAGTTGATTGAGAACTTGCCTATCTTTACGTCAAAGTCTTCGTTAATTGCTGAATATGCAAGAAACTCACCTTGTGCTGAATATGTGTTTGTGCCTGCTTCTGGTGCTGTTGGTGAATTGTAATCAATATCAACACCGCCTGATGCTAGGTATATGGTAGCGTTGCCATTTGATGAATCTTTGAGATGTAATTCAAGTAAGTCTACAGCAAAATTTACATCACGGTAGTATTCATCTCTCAGTGCTGTATCTGAATAAAAACTTTTCATTTACCAGGTCTCTCTCATACTGACGCTTAATGAAGTAAAACCCCCTACGCCAATATCATATTGTTGAACATCTGCATCAACTATTGCTGTGAATTTTACATCATCAAATTCAATTACTGTGCCACTTGGAACATCTGCTACCAAACTACCTGAGAAGTAAAGTTGCATAGCGCCAGCACTATTTGATGTGGCTGTGCCTACTACTTGATAAACTTTTGAATGGTTTGCAAACTTAATGTAATCACCACCAATTAGTGTTTTAGCATTACCACATCCTGCAAGTGTAACTGTTTTTACACCTTTTGATACTGCGCCATTTGTAGTTGCACCTGTGGTAATTGGTGTTAGGCTATTTGTATGACTTATTTCAGGTAAGATAATTTCAAAACTAAAAGCAGGACCATATGTTTGACTTAGATATCCAGTAATGATTGAACTTTCTACTGCTGTTAGTGTAGGATACTTTACTTGCCAAGAATAAAAACTTGTGCCATATCCTGTTCTACGTGATTTGCCACTAAAAGTCTCAGTTGTCAGTGTTGGTGTGTTAGTTTTAAAACTAATACCACTAAAACTTGGATCTTGTGGATAAAGTGTTACTATGTCTGCCATTAGAATCTACTCCTTTGTCCGCTTTCTAACATTGCATCACTAATTACACTTTGAATGACACCTTGCCTGCTTATTAATAATTCATCAAATGATGCTGTGTCAACAGCGTTGATTGTAAAGTTAACCTCTACCGCTCGTCCTCCACCTACATCACTGTTTCTTGTAATACTTCCTGAGTTTGTTGGTGTAAACATTTCAGGTCCATTCTCACCAACAATATAACTTTGATTGCTTGTAACAGGTCCACCAAGTGATCTACCTGAATATCTTTGACTTTTAATTGCACTTACTTGTGCCATACCAGCCGCAAGTGCGCCTGCTACATATATGAACGATATAGGTGGTCCTGGAGGAAATGCTATTGCCATTGCCGCCGCTTGGTATGTTGAAATCAATGCTTGTGCAATACTCAATGCCTTGTGTGCTTCAAATGCTTCTTTTGACTGTCCAGCCATTTGACCCAACACATTATTCATTGCTGATAGTGCGCCTTGTGCGCCTACTACACCACCCTGTTGAATCATAGCAACAGCATCCATCTGTGATGTTACAGCATCAACTATTGATTGGTTAGTAACACCATTCAACTTCATTTGTTCTTGAGCATCTTTTTTGCGTAGATCCAGCATCTTTTCGCTGTGTTCTACATTTAGTTTGGCTTTGGTGCGTAGATATTCTTCTTCGTTAATTAAGTCTCTATCACGTAAACGATCTAAGCCTTTTAATTCTTTTGCATATTGTTGGTTTACGCCTTCTAAAGGATTGGCTCTGCCAAATGCACTTGCGCCTGCATTTACTTCTTCTGCGGCTGTGCTTTGACGTCTAAATTCTACAAGTGCTTTTTCTAAATGTAATTTTTCTTGTATTTTAGCAATTTCTAATTCTCTTGCAAGAATTACTTTACGGAATGCCGCCGCTTCACCGTCTTTGAGATTTACATTTTTCTCAATAAAGTCTTGTTCTGCTTTGAGACTTGCTAGGTGTGCTTTTCTAACACTTTCAGTTTCATTTAATAAACTAATTTCTAAATTAAGTGCGGCCGCTGTGTTTGATAATGCTGTTTCTTGTGTTTTTTGATATTCTTTTAATTTTGATATTCTTGCTTCTTCAATTTGAAGACCTTTGAGTTTCATATCATTAAGCGCCTCTGTAGCCGCTTCTTCTTGACTCATTTGAACATTGTTTTTCTTGCTTAGTTCAAGTAGTTCTTCTGTGCGTCTTGCTAGTTCTGCACGATAATCAGTTAGACTGCCTGTAACACCAAGCATATCACCCATTATATTTTTGCCTGTCTCAAGTGCGTCACTTAGACTGTCAATGCCTGTTACTGATTCAAATGCTTCTGCACCTAAACCTGTAATTTCATTTGTAACTTCTGATATCTTGTCCATTGCTGTGCCAGCAAAGTCATCAATTGATTGTTTCATTGATGTGCCAAACACCCAATCCCAAGCCGCCGCAAGTCCATATGCCGCCGCGGCAACGGCTCCTGTTACTAATACAATTTTACCAAAGGCAAGTGCAAGAGCACCAAGTGCTCCTCTAATAAGTGTTCTTACTAAGAATACTGCTAGACCTTTAAAGGCTTTGAGTAGACCCATTACAGCAACAACGGTTGTTGTAATAATCATTTTGCCTAGATTGAACATAAACTTAACAATACCAATACCAATCAATGCTGAAACAGCAATTAGAACCTTGTCAAAGTTTTCAAACAACAAGAACAATGCATCACCTGCAAGTAGAGTTGCTTGTGTAAGTCCCCTTGATATTGATTCTGTTAGTTGTGTATTTGTGTCAAGTGCGGTGCTCATTCTATCTGCTAGTTGCCCAACAGCCGCTCCAAAGCCAGCGTCACCAATATTTCTTTGTGCTCGTGTAACTGAGTCACTCATTCTACTGAGAGCACCAGTTAGTGTGGTTGCTTGTGCTTCAGCCGCTCCAAAATACTTGCCGCCTTTTTCACCCAGGTCTTCAATTAAACTAATTAATTCTTGTCCTGAGTTTGCAACGCCTAGTATTTGATCGCCTAGTAATACAGTGGTTCTTCCGTTTTCACTTCTTACTTTAACACCAAATTCTTTTAGACGTTCATATTCACCAGTGAGTGCATCACCAAGTGCTTCTGCCAATTGACTCATATTTTTATTATTGGCACTTGCAATGTTTGCAAATGCTGTCATACTGGCATTGGCTGTGCTTATACCATATCTGTTGAGAACAACAAATCCATTGGTTAAATCTTGTAGTGTTTGAGGAAGACCTTTTGCAAGTTGTTCCATTCTTGCCAACTCAGCATTGGCTCTTTGTTGTGAGCCTAGGTATGCTGTAAGTTGTGCTCTAAAGCCTTCAAAGGTTGTGGTTGCTTGTATGATACCTCTAATGCCGCTTGTGGCCGCAAAGCCTACAAATGCCGCACCAGCAAGTTTCAATGCTGAGGATACTCTACCAGCCGCACCTTCAATTTGAGTTAAACTTTTGCGTGCCCCTTTACCATTACGGTCAAGAGTTCGCATACTTCTATTAACTTGTGTTAGTGTGCGGTTAAGGTGACTTGCGTCGCCTTTAAACCTAATGTAAATATCCTGTGCCACGGTCACCGTCCCCTTTTATTTTTAGAATTCTGCATTGCTTTCTTATTTTCTTCTGCTTCCATTTTATAGAAAGCCGCCCAGCCTGCAAATTCTGCTGTTGTCATTTCAAACACCGTCGTTACGGGGAGACCCAAATCCTTCGCTAATCTAAAAGCGAAAACTAGATCTGGATCTCCTCTAAGTTTTTTTCTGCAATCTCCATATTTGAATCTGCATTGGCACTATTGATTTCCCCAGTGACTCTAATAACCACGTTGGGATCTGCTTCATTCATCAGTGTGACTTTATCCGCAGGTCTAAAGATCTTGTTTCCATCCTTATCACGTGCTTTTGTGATTAGTGTTTCTACAAGTGCTTCAATTGTTTTGCCTTGTTGGGCAAGACTTAACATTTTTGATTCTTCTGTTAATGTGTTTACTTCTTTAAAGTAAATTTCCATATCCCATTCAGGAACTTGGATAGATTTCATCTGTCCTGTAATTTTATTTCTAAAATGTCCAGTGATTTTTTCTATTGGTCTTACGGTTTGATTTGTTCCGTCCATATCTATTTTCTCCTTCTAGATGTAGCCCTAAGGGTTTGCTTAGTGAAACCCCTTGGTGCTTGTTTACTTGAACCTTGCTCCAAACGCTCTATATAAGGCACACGGTTTTCAACTTCAAAACCTGTGCTGTCGCTACTAGTTTTCTTCCAGTTGCGTCTAGCGTTTCCACTTCGCTTTGGTGTTTTTGTCACCACAGTTTTATGGATTAAGTCAGCGTGGCTGTCTATGGTTGCCGCAATCTCTTGGGATGCCGCCTCCATAAACTGTTTGATACCTGTAATATCAACTCGTGCCATTCTAAATTCTTACGATGTTGCGTATGTTAATGGGCCTGAGCCTTGGAAACTTACACTTGCTTCAATCATACCGTCCATTTGTGCGGTGATTGAATAGCCAGTTACAAGAATGTTGCCACTCCAGTTTGCTCCAGTGCCTTCAGGATATACAACAAGTGCTGTTGGTGCTGAACCTACTGCACCTTGAATTAAGCCGTCTAAGTCTGGATTAGTTGATGCGTCAAAATGCGTTGCATCCCAATATACATCTGCTGATCCTGAAAAAGCGTGTAGCCCTTTGATATACTGACGACTTGCATCGCCCATTGCTGTTGTTTCAATTGTGTCTGAAGTGATTTCTATTGAATAACTTCTTACTTCTGCCACCGCTTGTGAATTCACGTTGATGACTCCTGCGTTACCTACTAAAGATGCCATAATTAATATTCTCCTTTGTTATCTTCATTTGTTGTTAGTGTTGTTACTGCCTCTTCTGAAGAAGATTCTTTTTCTTCGTCAACGGCGGGTTTTTTTGTTACCGTAGTTTTTACTGGCTTTAGTTTGACTTTTTCGTCTCCACTCCAACCTTGTAATTCGTAATAATCAAGTCTTGATTCATCAATAAATTTGACTATTCCATTCTTTGTTATCTTCATTTTAGTTCTCCTTTAAACCTAGCCCTCACGCTCTGGCTCTTAGTTGTTTTTCATCACATAGTTATATGTAACATCAAAATTCATTACAAATTCAGCCAGTGGCGCTTGACGTTCTATAATGTCAATGCTCACAACGGTTGAGTCCATTACGACTGAACGTGTTTTGTCTCTGTATCTATCGCCATCAAGAATCTCATCAATGGCTTCAATTAAGTCATTGCGTTTTGAATCTAATTCATTGCCTCTTACGAAACAACGGATTTGATAACGAATCACACCTTGTTTTCTGCCACTAGCAGAACCCATAGTGAGTAATTCTCTATCTTCAGTTGTTGTTTGGACTACGATGGCGGGGAATTGTGTAATTGCCAACTCTTCTACATTGAAGGGTTGACGAGTAATTAGAACAGGTTGAGGTGAACTAATTTCTGCTAGGGTTTCAACTATATTGTTGGCTAAGTCTTCTCTAATGCTCATAAGTCAACTCTATCTTCGCAATCTTAAAAACACGTCTGGAGTTTTTTCAACGTCTTGGAATACATTGTCGTCGTTTGCATCATAGCGAACGCCTTGACGTAAACACAAGTCAAATTCATCTTCAAACCTACCACGATAATAATCCATCATTTCTCTAAAACGATCTGATTCAGCCTCAAACTTTGTAAGTTTAGGGCAAATGTGATATGCTAGTGCGTGAAATACTGTTGCTTTGGTCCATTGTGTTGGATCCAACTTTGTTTCATCCATTAAGACGGCTAAGTTGGAATAGCGAATGTCAGTGCGTCCCTTGTTGTAACTTGGGAACCATCTAACTGATAAGAGTCTGTTGATTTCTTGTTCTGATCTTGCAAGTTCTGCGTCAAACTCCAGCACACCATATTCTGTAATGTGTGGGTCAACATCTAGCAAGTCTTGAATAGTTGCGTATGCCATACGAAGTCCTTCCCCGTGATTTATATAGTTGAAACAGTCCTTCTGTCTCTTATATTGTATTTAGCGAATTCGCTAGATACCAGTTTAATAAGTGCCAAAAAGGGGGAATGTTTCCAAACCCCCTCCTTGACGTATTAACAATTAAGTTGCCCTAATTATTAGTCAGTTGCTGATCCTACAATCTTAACACCGTGAGTGTTTTGTAAAATGGCTTCGCCTTTTACAACACTAATCATAATGTCAGTTGCACGAGCCGCCGCTTGACGTTGCTCTTCCATTGTAACTCCGCCACGAATAGCGTGTCCAATAGCACTTGGAGCAAATACAGCGCCAACCATATTCAGTTCTGCGTCAGCATCTGTATCTAGGTCTGATTTAACAAGACTTGATTCATATACTGTGCAACCTGCTAGTGTGCCAATGTAGTAGCCACGAAGTGCTTCATTACCCACAGCGTTTGCTGTAAGTGCTGTAGTTCCACCTGTGCCTGCTAGTTCTTTCTTCAACTGTAGTGCTTGACGTGGGCCAAGAACACAACTCAACGGACCAATAACTTTATTGCCACGTAGAGTAGCAACAGCGTCAAGAATATGATCAACTGTGATCACACCATCTTCTGTTCCTACAGAGTTAGTGAATGAACTAAACAATGCAAATGCATCTGCGTCCATTTTTTCAGCAATCGCTCTACCTGCTTGTGAACCTAAGTCCGCAATCACGTCGCGTTGTGCTGAGTCACGTAACATATCTGTTACTTGGAAGTATGTTCCAACTTCTGCTAAAGCAAGAGCAACACTTGTAGTGTTAGTGTCTGCCGCTGATGGCGCTGTGCCTTCAGTTAGTGCTGTTGCTGTTACACCAGAATAAACTGGGATTTGTAAACTTTTACCTGCGTTTGATGGGAAGTTGAACGGTGTTACGATTTGACGAGCAATTGAATTCTCATACATCGCAAACTGTGCTTCAGCCAACAGATTGGTAAAGAGTTCACTATTGATAGTAGTATTATTAGCCATTATAGTTCTCCTTATATTTTAGGCTATGCAGACTGTTTTCTAAGTTCTGCATATATTTTTCTATGTTCTGGATTTGACATATCCAATTTGCTAACATCAACATTCTTAGTTTCATTCATTACAGAACTTTGTGTGTTGGCTGTGCTTGGAGTAGGATTTACAAAATGTGGATTTGTGTCAAGAAATTCTTTTACCAAATCATCAACGCCCATTGCTGAACCGTTGTCTGTATATCTTACTGTTCCATCAGCGCCTACTACTTCAACTTCCCCTTCTGAGCCTAATCGTAAATTGCCTTTCAGCAACGATGTGACTTGTCCTGGGTTGATTGAACGGTATTTTGCCGCCGCATTAACCAAAGGTGTATCCACCCTATATTCTCTAATGACTTGATCTCGTTTTGCGATCTCAGCGTCTTTTTTTGAAGCCATATCACTTAGGACCTTTTCAAACTCACCCTTTTTCATTGCTTCTTCAGTCTGCTTTTGTTCAGCCTGTGTCTTCAATTGTTTGAGTTCTTCAATGTCTCCAAGTTCTTGATAAGGACGAATTGCTTTATTCGTAACTGCGTGTTTCATTTTCGCCATAGCGTCATCAAACTCAGTTTGCGAATACATTCTTCCTTGTGCTTCTGTCTCTGTTGCCTGACTGTCTTGGTTTGCGTGAGCGTCAGTATTCTCTATTGCTTCCGTGGTTGTTGTTGTGTCCATCGTTACACTACCTCCTTAGAGTAATTTGTTGTAAACTTATTTATCACCATTTCTAATATAGCGGTGTTAAATGGTTGGTTTACTTACGATTGCCTCGTTTTTTTGATTTCTTCTTTGTTTTCTTCATAGCCATAGTTTTAGCCTCCTTTCTTAGCGCCAAGTGCCGCACCTGCGGCAAGTGCTCCTAATACTTTAGAACTTATCAAACTCTTTGGTTTTGCAACCTTAGGTGCTGTAATAGCATATTGATAAGTGTTCATACCCTCATTAAATGATTGGCTGTGCGGTGATGGTGTTGCTCCACCGCTTGATGCATAACTGTGCCCTGCTTTATGCCCTCCGCATCCAGCCGTTTTACAGTTATATCCTTTATAGGTTGGTTGTAGTGTTGCTTTCTTCGCCATATCTAGGATCCTCTAATTGTTGTTTAAATTCTGTAACGTCATCAAATTCATTATATTGCTTTTGTAGTTCTTGACGCATCCAATATGTTAGTCTATGTAGTGCTAACAGATGTCTTCTGCATCTCTTTCTTGCTGTCATATTCAAACGGTTTTTCCATTTAGGATAATCCTTTTGATATCCTTCAAAGTGATACTTGATCAGCGTTTCTGCTAGATCAGTATCAAATGGTTGATAATACAACCAAGGCTGATTCAATGGCGTTAGTTGTTTGCCAGGTTTCTTAGTTGCTTGGCTGTGACGCATTGGCTAACCTTTGTGTAAGAATAGTTAAAAACTCTGGATGTAGTTCAACGATTTGTTCCATTGTGTAGCCTTGTTGAACCATCTCAGCAATGTGTGCATCAAATGTAGCGGTTGTAAGACTTGAATGTTCCATTTCAGCATTTCTCTTAATGCGGCTTTTCATACGTTCAACATCATCATATATAAACTCTTCTTCATCATCCAACAGCATCTTAACACGGAAGTCCAGTAGTGCTTTTACACTTGGATCTGCAGGTGCTGTTCTTGCCGCCATTTCTAACAAGCCCATATCTGAGTGTTTGTCTTGTATGTTGAAACTGTCTGGATAGTCAATTGATCCGTCCCAAGTTTTACCTTGATAGACAGCAAACAGTCTCCACATCTGCTCTTCAGCAAGTTCTAGGTTGTCTGCTTTTTCTGATAGTTTTGAATTAAGTTGTTCAAATTCCATTTGTCTTGACACACCACTCATTGATGAAGTTTTGTTTTCACGCATTGCTCCTAGGTGTGCAATTCTATCAATAGCATCTACTTTGGCTGTTACACTTTTGTATAGGCTTTCTAAACTTTCACCACTTGGTTGTAACAAATATGGCTTCAAGCCTGGATCCATATTCTCATCCATTTGAATGATTGCACCAGCACCAGCACCTGCTTCTGTTGTAGAAACTTTAACTAGGCTTGGGTGGTTTTGTAGTCTAATCAACTGTTCAATTTCAGAGTATTCATTGTATATTGCACGATTCAAATCTGCAATGTCACCAATCTCTGAAATACCAACACCTCTAATAGGTGAACGATTTGAGTAAACACATATCGCAGGAATCATTCCAAGTTCATTAACTTCATTAAATTGCTTACGAACTTCTTTTTTCTCATCATCTAATACAGTTGTATAAATGTCATCTGCTGTCCACTCTTTGATAACAATCTCACCACCAGCCATATCTTCAACATACTTCAAGTAACTTAAAACATAGTAGCCTGACTGTGAACGTTCATAACGCCAGTCAAGAACTGAAAGAGGAGTTAGCACACTTGCATAAGGACGGACTTCTTGCATTAACTCTTCTGCTCTGGTTCTTGCGTTTGTTTTAGGCTTTGTAAGTATTACCCAAGTATGTCCAAACACACTTGAATATGTTGACACGTCTTTCATAAACGCATCTAAACTTCTACCTTCTAGATCTGCATCATTTAAGAATGGTTCAAGACTTGGATCATTTTTTAAACTTGCATAATCTCTGTATGCAGGTTGTCTAAACAAGAACGAGTTGAAGATTGAAATCACACCCTTACAGTGGTTATCAAGTGGCGTTGTGTAGAGCCTTTCTTGGTATTCAACTTCTGTTTCCATTTGGTATCGTGTCAAGTATTCGCCGTTGCGATATACGTCACTTCCCATATAACTAGCGAGTAAAAATTTCCATCGCTTGTGGTGTTTTTCATAAGCATCATTTGTGCTAGTGAGTCTATTGTAGTCCGTCATTTGTTATGCTCCTGTCCTATGTTTCCAAGTTGTGACTGTTGATTGTTTAGTATCTCTTCGTAAAGGATACCTAAAATGAACCATATACCCTAGGGCATCGTTCCAATGATCGTAGCCACTATCCTTGTCTGGTTGTTGTGATCCTTCTTTGTAGACCTGCCGTTCAAGTCCTTCAATGATTCGTTTGCACCTAGGTTCTACCACCAGTCTTACTTCACCTGTTGAACTTAACATTCGTGAGTTGACAGCGTTTATTCTGTCTCTTACTGGAGGATGGCTGTTGGGTGCTTTAACAACAAAGCCAGCATTTTGTAGTATTATAATATCCGTCATTCCATTGGCTGATGTTTTACGTTGTCTGCCTGCGGGGTCTGGATAAACAAATATCTTTGATTTTGGATATCTTGTTTTGATTTCCGCAACCATTTCATCTGTGTTACTTGAGAATATACCTATTTCATCTATAATGTGCATAACGCCGTCAGCACGTTCATATGCAACAACACTCACACTAGGATCAATGTTAAAGTCTTCCCCTATGTGAAGTATTTCAGGATACTGTCCATTTTCTAGATCATATTCTACACATTTTTCAACATTCTTTTCACGTTCAAATGCGTAGTATATTCTACCTGAGAAACTTTCAAATGATCCCTGGTATTCTTGTTTGTATGTTCTTTCATCTAATAAACGTCTGGCTGATTCTAATTCTTCAGGTGGCACATTGCCTCCCTCTTCAGTTGTAAATTGCCAACTGGCCCATTCGTCATCTGTTTGTGTGTTGTTGAATAAGTCGTATGCCCAATTCAATCCTTTTGGTGTGCCCATAAACAAGCCTTCACCTAAACTGTCTGAAAGTGTTGGACGAAGTGATTCATAAAATGCTTCTGGTTTAATATCTGCAACTTCATCCATTACTAGGAAGTCCACTCTGTTACCACGTAAACTGTCATAGTTTTCTGCGCCCTTGAGTGCAATCAAACTTCCGTTCTTTAAATATATTGTAAGTTCTGCTTCGTTAATCTTTTTGATCCAATGTAGTGCAAACAGTTTCTTCTTTAGTTTTAACCACCAAATGTTTTTGGCTTGTCTGTAACTAGGACAAACAGCCCAACATACTGTGCCTGGTTCACTTGCGTGTTTGCATATCTCTCTAATGCCTAGTGTAGTTTTTCCAAACCTACGCCCACTGATAAGCACTCTCCAACGCTTGGTTGATGTTGCTACTTGTTTTTGTGCGGCTGTTAGTGGCATTAGATATCCTCATCCGTCCAAGGTAACGGAGTTGAGTCATCTCCACCATTTGGATTTTCTGATTGTCCAAGTATGTTCTTGCCTAAGAATATAAGCATTCTAGGATCTCCATCCATTGCTCTAGTCATCTGTGTTCTGCGTAATCCCATTGTGCCGTTTGCTTTGCCTAATTCAATTTCGCCTGAGTATTTCTTTTCTAGTGTGCCTTTGCTTATTCCTGTGATGTGGGATATTTCCGCCAATGAACAGTGAATCTCAGAGAGACGTTTTACCAAGTCCTTGTTGGCTTTGGCAATCTCCTTGTAATTCTTTTTGTCCTCTGGCTGGTCCATTATAGATACCTTTGTTCTACACGGAGTCTAAATCTGCGTATGTCTGTTTCACCATTGGTTGTTGTAATAGTGTTGGTTATGGTGTATATTTCTCCTGCACTACCTCCACTTATTTCAACCACTGCTTGTGCTCCAATAATTGTTGTTGCGGCAATTACTACTGGTGCGGCATCACCACTTATAGTTGATGCGGCAAATGTTGATGTTGATAGACTATCGCCTCCAGGAACCCAATCTACCCAATCTACTGTATAGGTAAGATAGGCCGCAGGATCTTTGACGATATAACTACCTATGGTGTCTTTCTTAAATCCACTTGTATCTGGCATTATATTCTCTCCGTTCTTGTTGGTGAAACAAACACAATTGGTGCTATTGGCAACTTATATTGTCTTGTTTCTTGTTTTACTTTTGCAAGGCTTAGTTCTTGTTCAACAGTATTTAATCGTGTCTCCTGAACTGTGTTTATTTTCCTCAGTTCAGCAACTATTGCAAAGGCTCTTGTTTGTTGTTGGACAGTAAGTCTACGATAATCATCAATGATCCATAACTTACCTGCGGCTACTGTGCCACCATTTGATAACAAGTCTGCTTGACCAAGTAATCTAAAGCCTGCTAAGAATGGTTGTGCAATCGTGCTTTCCATACTCATAAATGACGCTGGTTGTGCAAATAGTAGACTTGTAGTTGATGTTATTGCTGACGTGCTTGTAAACAAGCCTTGTCCACTCCACAAGTAACCTGGAACAACTTCTGTTGTAAACTCACTTAATAAGTTGCTTATGCCTGGCAATGCCAATCCACCTAGGCTTGTAACACTACTTGTTGCTAGAGCATCTACTTCAAATCCTTTGAGTATAATGCCTAGGTTGGCTGTTGCTTGTGATCCTGTGACTACTTGACTTGCACCATTAAAGTTTACTGAGCCTAGAGTCTGAAGATATCCACCTTCAGTTGTAACCTGACTTGCACCAGCAACAATACCCTCACCGCCTTGTAACAAGAACGGATGTGTTGGTGCCATTTGTGTAGATGCTACTAGGTCACTTGCAATCTGCTGTAGACGCCCTGAACTAAAAGTAACTTCACTTACACTTTCAATAGTTGAAGTGCCTGGACGTAGTCTTCCTGCACTAAAGTCTGTGACGCTACTACCACTTATAAAGGCACTAGCAGGACGATTAAGTGTTGGTTCGCCCGCAACTTGTGTGTCTGCTACTAATGAACCGCCAATGCTTATTAATTGTCCAAGTAGTGTAGGTGGCATTGTAAACTCACCTGCAAAACTCTGTGTCATTAATCCACTTACATTAAATGCTGGACTTTCTTCAAAATATTCAGCACCAGTTTCAAAATAGTCCTGGGCCACATAGTCTACAACAATATAATCGTCACCAGTTGCAACATAATCATCTTCAATGTATATGCCTGGCACACCTTCTTGTGGGAATGCAACAAAGTTTACTGCTACACTTGTAAACGTGCTTGGTGTAGTTAATTCGTATGATTCTTCAACGCCTACTTTTACACTAGCGGTGCATACCACAGTTGATTCACTTGTAGCAATGTCAATAGTATCACCGTCAACACCGTCAAATATATAAGTGTTGGCTAACCAATAATTAGTTAGTGTTCCTGACAGTTGCGGTGTTATTGTAGTTAAGGCTATGAAACTGTTGTTTGAAGTCTTTTCTTCTACAGTATGTTTAACTCTAAAATCAAAGTTAGTAGCATTAAGCGTGTCTGTGCCTGTGCTTGGATTGTAACTATAGTTTAGACCACTTTGACTAAAATTGTTGTGGGTAGATGGCCCAACATAAACATTGTTTTGTCCATTAAAATAGTGATAGGATTTATCACTACCCTCTTGTGTGGTGTAGTCTGCGTCATTGCCAAAGCCGCTTGTGCTACTTGTAAATGTTGCACTAGTTAAACTAACACGTTGCTGACTTGCCGCAATAAAACCACCACTTGCATTGGTATAATCACCAATTGCCCACGACACGCTTTGATTGCGAAGCATTTCAACAAAGCCAATACCTGTTAGTTTAAGTTCTAAACTTTTATCTTGATTGCCTGCACTTGTGCTAGTATTTGCCAAGTTGGCACGAAGTGCTTGACTAGAGTAGTTAGCCCAGGTTTTGCCTGTGTAATTTTCTCCAGCCGCATTTACATTAGTCTGAGACTCAGTGAAACTGCCACGAGTTATCGTGATAGTCTGACTGCTAGAAAATGCTTGGCGGGCTACTGTGCTCATTGATTAGGTTAACCTTAAGTTAAACTAACTTGTAGATTGCCTGTTGCCACCTGAAATTGGTCTCCAGTGGTTACTGTTTTTGTAACGGATAATTCGCCCGCCCATAATACTTGGCCGCCACTACTTGCGTCAAGAATTGCAATGCAAGTTACTGCCGCATCGTAGTTTCCTGTTGCTGTTGGAAATGTAACAGCCTGGTCATTTGATATTGATCCGCCACTTGCTGATCCAAATGTTGCTGATTGACGAACGTAACTGCCAAGAGTTACTTCATCACTAAGTGTTCCTGTTTCTAAGTTTGCTAATACACCGCTTGCCGTTCCGTGGAATAGTCCAAGATAAAGTGTGCTAGGTGATGTGTGACTGCCTGAGTTTCCGTTTAACCAAAAATCCAAGGTAGCGTTTTCTAAATAATTACTTGCCGCATTTGACATAGTTGTTCTCCTTTGTTTATTTGTTGTGCAGAGCCATTCTGCTGTGTTGTTAAGTCAATCATATTAACTTGGTGTTGTTCCATCACTTGGCGTGTTCGTTCCGCCTGTGGCGAATCCAATATTTTGTTGTGTTCCGCCGTTTGTTGCAAACGTAGGTGAACTAGTAGTATTACCATTAAAGTAGAACAGTGGTTGACTTAGTCCACTGCCTGTTCCGTCTGATCCCATATCAACTGCGCCGTTGTCATAAAACTTGCTTATATTTGAACTTAGATCTATTACGCTATTGGTTGCCCAAATCTGTGCTATTTCTAGTTGAGTATTGCCTGGTGAGGTCCAAGTAGTAGGTGCTGTTTGTCCGTTAATAACAACTCTATTAAGTCCACTCCAATCAATTGATTCAGAAGTTGAAATGCTTGGGAATGTTATTTGAACTCCGTTAACATAACCATCCATTGTGTTGTTTACTGTGTCCATACTCATTACAACGTGAACCCAATCACCTTGTGCGTATAATGATGTTTCACTACTTGTTTTGTCATTGGTGCTATTAATTGTTTGCACATAAAAACGTATACTTGCATTGCCACTCTGGAAGAAGTATGGACCAATTAGTCGTCTACCACCTGCTTCTAAACAGAATGCACTTGCTCTTGATGCTGAGTTGTTTGGTTTAACCCAACCACTCCAAGTGTAACCACCTGAATCACTAAGTGAATTTGATATTGATAGATCGTGATAGTATTCGTTGTTGTCAAATGCCACACTATTAAGTGTAACACTGGCCGCCGCCGCTGTTTCATCATCTGTTATACTAACACTACCATCTGCACCATCCATATGTAGTAGTGCTAGAGTGTCTGAGTCATTAGTAAACGCCGCTGTTGGAACAGTAATTGAACTTGAACTAGGCGTGTATCTGGCAGTCTTTGATATTCTAACTTCGTCAAACCAAATGTCTGTGCCTGCGTTTGCCGCAAGTGCGCCATCTGCGTGTGAGCCAATACCAATGGGGTTGTCTAGACTTTGTGTCCAACCTGTGCCATTGCCAACTCTTGTGCCATTGAACCATAAACCCCAATCGCCACTTGAGTTTCTACTCAGTGCCACGTGGTGGAAAGTGTCTGTGCTTATAGCACTCATTGTTACTGGTGCTAGGTTCATTCCGCCAGTTCCGTTTGATGATAACTGTAGTTTCATATCGTGGTTTCTAAACAGCAACATTAGGTCGCCAGTGTCGTAACCACCTACTCTGTTTGACATTAATGAAACTGTGCCACCGCCTGCGTCAACATCTACGTTAAAGAAACATTCCCACGTAAACTCTGTTTGACTGTTGAATGGTATATCTGTAATAACGACATTGTCGCCAGTTCCGTCTAGTAGTAGACTTGCTCCGCCAAACTTGTTTCTTGAAGTGTCTATTTGTGCATCGCCGCCTACTGTGATTGTGCTTCTTGACGCCGCCGCTCCGCCTGAGGCAAATGTTTCTACCATTGATCCTGGTATGGTGAAGTTTGCACTATTATTTGATGTGCCTGTGTAACCTCTGTTTGATCCAATAGTAACCTTAAAGTCTTGAATGTGCCCTTGATAATCGTTGTTGTCACTGCTGTTAAACTGTCCAATGTGTAGTGTTGAGAAGCCACTGTTTGAACTTACCCAAGCACCTTTGTAGATGCCATCATAATAGAAGCGTTTGGTTCCACCGTCACAAACAATAGCAAGATGATGCCAGCCACTGCCTATACCAATGTTGTTTTCATTACCAAAACCAAAACTTGAACCGTTGTTTATACCAAACAAGAATCTACCACCAACTTCACCACTTGATATGGCCCAGTTTGAGTTTGTAGATGAATTGTCAGCATTGAACCAACCTTCAATTACATATGTGCCACTTGATGCCGCAGGAATTGATGTTGATAGGCCATAAGCCATACTTTGTGTGCCGCCTGTGGCCACGTTTTCTAGTGCCTTGCCGTATGTTGGAGTGCTCCAATAAACTTCTGCATTGGTCACAGTTGAGTTTGCACCGCTGGTTAGAGTTGCTTGTGTTGATGAACCGTTAATACTTGGTGACACATCATTTAATTCATTTGTTTCGTCAAATGGTAATGCTAAAAATACACTACTTGCATATGTGTCTGCTCTATATGCAATTGAACCGCCTGCGGCTATGATTGCACGTGATAAAAAACTTAATCTACTTGCTCCTAATGGCATAATATTCCTCCCTTACGCTTGGAAATCTGTTGCTATTGAAGTCCAGTATGTGGTTCCGTCATAAAAAATTGATACTACACTATCTGTTGTTAGTGTCTTAGCACCGCCTGCAAACTTGTGCGAACCTGTGCCAGTTGCGGCTCCTGATCCACTCACAATAAGTGTTACACTTTGACCTGTTGCATAATCACTAAATGCTGGTATTGCAAGTCCTGAACTTATAGTAACCTTTTGCACATTACCATTTGATACGGTAATAGTTGGTGAGTCTGTGGTGCCTAGATCGTGAACTGATTCTTTGTAGTCTTTAAGTTCAGCGTTGGTGATCTTAAATCCACCTGCTGTTAGATCAGCGGCTAAGTCTGGACTAGTGTCATCTGCTAGTTGTGTGATGCCTGCGGCTTGTGTGTTGGCAATGGTTAGTGTGTTTGTGCCTGTGTTTACTGCTACACTAATATTGGTGCCTGCGGCAATATTTACTGTTTCACTGTCTGACACATTAAATGAAGTTGTTCCATTTCCAATATCAAAATTGGTAGTGTCAGTGTCTGCTATGGTATTGGCAATAGTAATAGTGCCACCTGATTCAGCAACACTTATGCCTGTGCCTGCTGAGAATGTTAGTTGTCCGTTTAATGCAATGCCAGTTGTAGATGAGCCGTCGCCCACTGTAATAACTGCTGATTGCAGGTTAGTGAAGTTTGCATCTGCTTCACCAAATGTTAGAGCACTTCCTTTGGAAGTCCTTGTTACTATGGTTGGTAATGCCATTGTGGAGTTCTCCTTAATAATGTTATCGCGATAAACATATTTACCAAATATTTGTATATTAGGCGTCAAAGAGGCTGTATTCACTTTGTTAGGTGTTTTTAGCAATGATGATAAATAAGTTTATACAAAAGGAGACTAGAAATGGCAAAATATCAGAAACTTCAAGAACCAGTATTCATCGTTAGTTCAGAACTAATTCACAGTCACTACAGTGGCGGAGAAGTATACGAGGTTCATCTTATGGGCATCACTAGCCAAAGCAAATTCAAAACATATGTTGATCCAGCAAATGCAAATTGGACACATTGGGAACACATCATTAGCCGTGCCAATTCAAAAGGCATTGTTTTAACCAACTGTAAACTCAAAGATCCTGCAAAGGGATTGATCAACGCTGACAGCAAAGTCACAATTGAGTATATGGTTACAAAAGAAGAACTTGCTGACATTCTAGAAGACTATTGGAAGAGTCAAGACAGGTTTAACAAACTGTTTGGAGATGGGGATGTTAGTTGAATACTTTGCCACTGATGATCAGGACCGTCAACTAGACGTCTTACTCAAAGGCTATGTAATTGAAGAATGGTTCAATCCTCAGGATCAATACTATGTATTAGAGTCAATGGATGCTAGAGTGTTGACCATACTGTGCCTATTTGACATTGAGATACGTGTGCTCACAGATGACTTAGAGGCTAGAGACCATCCAGATCAGTCTGACTCCAATTAGCGTAATAATCAGTAGATTGTAACTTAGTTCTTGCGTCTAGTAGTAGACTCTCACGTTGTAGTATTATTAGTATACACCCATCCATACCAGTCCACACATTAGCCACAGGATAAGGATCTCGTGGGTGATTCACAAGTAGCACACAATCTCTATCACCAAGTGTGTTGGCCCAACGGTCTGCTGTTCTATGCACACCTTCACTGTTCAATCTATCTCCACTCCCACCTATCAACCCTACTTGTGTGGGAGGATAACGCCAAGCAAGAACTATTGCTGTGTGTATACTAGGATCCCATACCTTTGCCCATAGTGCTAGAGTATCGTTCACACTTTCTAGTGCTTCTTTAACTATGAATGAGCCACGATAGCGTTCAGCATAAGGACAGATTGGCAATCCTCCTAGTTCTGGTTTAGTGGTGGTGAGTTTGTTGGTGATATAGTCCCACACCAACGTCTCAACTTTGGTCTGTTTTACGGGTGGTTGTGACATAGTTAACCAGTTCTCTGTGTGCTTCAGCAAGATTCTGCTGTGTTTTTAGAATGCCTTGTATGGTGTGATGATTGGTATTGGTTGCTTGAATTAGTTGCTCAACTGTGTTTTCAAGGTTGGTTACTTGAAGTTGCATCCGCATTAGTTCTGCTAGGGGATCAAAGTCAGGGTCAAACATTGGATCAAATTGGCCCATAGTTAATCCAATGTGTAATGGCTACTATAATTGCCACAGCAACTATGCCTAGGGTTGCATAATCATTAGGATCTATCATAACCATTGCCATAGTATGGTTGAAACTGTGAGTGCAAAACTGCACCATATAAACATTGATAGAGCACCATTAACTAGGCTCTGTGTTGTTTTAAATTTGCGGGCTAGTTCTAGTCCTGCTTCATAGTCTGTGTTTAATTTCATCTGGTATCTCCCATTCATCAAAAGGTTTATTATTTGGTATTGTGCGTTTAGTTTTGGTAAGTGTAAGGTGCTCACTGCGAAGCATAATTTGGACATTGTCTACACACCAAGGTTGTGTGGTATCACGCCTAGTCAAACATAGACAGTGGCTGTTGCGTCCTTTGCGTTCAAAGTCAGTGCCCCATACAGTAGCATACTGTTCAAAGGTGAGTTCATACAGTTCACCTCTGTGTTTGGCCTGTGAGCGATGTCTTGAGAAATGAAGTCTCTGACGACTTTCTAGTTTGGTTGGGTAATTTAATACACCTTGTCTTGTGCCTGCCATTGTTGCTCCTTATAAACATATTTATCATCAGTGTGAATAAGTGGGGTATAAATGGCGTCAAATCTCTGCGTGTAAATTAACCAAGTTCTTAGTGTGTGTAATAAAGGTGTCTTAGACTTAATACTAGCGTCATACAACGCTGTTCGTGTAGTCTGACTACTGTGAGTGCATAGTCATAAAAAAGCAATCCAACTGTGGTTTAAGACTAGTTACAGTGGATTGCAAATGCTGTTAAATGGTGGTTATTGTTTTTGTGGTGTTTTAATCACTTTTCATTGCTGTTGCAACTACACTAGACCATCCTTGACTAGCATCATCTTGTGTATACTCATATCCGTGTAACCCCAAGAATAACTGCAATCGTTTGCTTGGATTTTCTAATGAGTAATGATCTTCTTCGTAGTTATACCAAGCACTGGTATTGGTTGTAAAGTTTGTGTGCTTGGCTGATTGTAGTTGTTCAAACTCACTGTCTGA